CTGTTCCTCTTCAAGTTCCTTTTGCACCACTTCCTGTTTAACTTCCTGTTGTCCCAACAAATCTTTAAGTCCTGAAATTTCCTGTGCGTTGGTTTGGACTGCGCCAACGAGTTCCTGCATTGCTCCCTCCACTTCCTGCCCTGGCCCACCAAGCTGGTTGTCTTCTCCTGGTGGTACTTCAAGTTTGAAATCCAACGCGCCGCTCTTCCGAGCTATTTCGTTTAGGATTTCGTAGTATTTATCCTTGCCCAAGGCTTCCAGTATAACCGGGGTCTGCGATATGATCTGGAACAATTGCAGCAATGACTGGGCTTCCTGAACATTTGAGCTTCGCTCTGACCCATCACGGCTGGTGAAGATGTAGTCCATGATCAGATTTTTCTTGCTTCCAATGACAGTATGCCTTCGCTCAAGGTCAGGTGACATGAACTCCAAGTCTGCCGGGTCAATCTCAAACCCCGCCTGTTCTATGACAGCAGGGCTGTACCTGTTCTTAACCGGGAGATGGATCGTGTTGCTTCCCATGCTCATCAGCCCCTCATATATGATGCGCTTCATGGCTGCCCGTCCCTCATCGACCGCCTCGCTAATGAAACTGTAAACCGACTCGGTTGTGTTGTTGATGGTCATTACCTCGGTGGCACTTGTTTCCCTGGGGGCTGGCTGGCCCTGTTCCTGTGGGCTTAATGCCATCAGGCGTTCAGCCATCTGAAGCAACTGGGTTATCGATTGAAAAACATTGTTGATGTTTCCATTGGGCTGACTCCTGATTATTTTGAACACATTGTCAGGCGATGTGTCTATCCCCAGGTTAGCGAGCTTCGAGAAGGACGCCTCAAGCACATGGGTTGTGGCATAGAAATTCTCCCCCTGCATGGTCTTCCTGAACTCATCCCTGACTTCCACCCCTTCCTCTGTGTCAGGAAAGATGTCTGTGTTTACAACTCCCACCGCAAACATATCGGCCTTGGCTGTCTCAAGTAACTGACTGAACAGGTTGGTGAGTTGATCTTGGAACGGCATCAGTTCGTGTGCCACCGAAAGGTTCCGAAGTCTGCTGTCATTCTCGTTGAAGCTGAACACGGCTGCCGGTGAGCTTGGCAGAAACTCCGCAAAGATTACGGTTGAATCACCAGCTATCCTTAAATGCACCCAGATTGGATACGGGTAGTCACCGATCCCCCATTGGTTCGGAACCATCTTCCAGAAGTAATCCGTAATAAAAACAGAGGTGTCCTGCATTTCCCCGGAATAAATCCCAACCGTGTTCTTCCTGTCGTTCCAACTGGTGAGGTCATCGTTCGTGTAAGGCGGGATTATCTGTGTGTAGTAGGTGTTGAAGTATGTGTTGTACTGCGTAAACAGCCCGGCGGTTGCAGAGGAGTAGCTCACCGTGTCGCGGTTAAAATACTCTGCGTTCTGCATGATGTCCCCGTATCTGGCTATGTCCCAGAACCCTATGTATTCGCTGCCGGTGTCTGTGTTTACAGATGTAAGAGGTGAGTCGTTGTCCCAAAAAACCCTGCTTGGGTGTGGGTTGATCCAGCTAATTCCCTCCTTGGTGACGGTGGTTTTAACCCTTTGATTGTCCAACTTGAACTCTGCGTCACTTGCTTCCTTTTCCCATTGAACCTCCCTCTCCCATGCGGCCCTGGGAAACGCAACACTATGCCCATACAGAAACATATCCCGCACCACCTGTGTCTGGAAATGCCTGTAATCATACTGGTCTGCCATGATGTCCACCCGCTGTGACAGCACATCCGCCCGGAGTTTTCCGGCTGCACTTGTCCCCCTTGGGTGGTACTTAAAGAACGGATACAGGCCGTTGTACTTGTTTACTTGGGCCGCCAGGCGACGAGTCACAAAGCTGCGAACCAGGTTGATGTTGACCTCAAAGAATTTGGGCAAGTCAATTTCGGTTGGTTGCCCGGCAGCATCGCGCTTCACATATTTGTCTGCAATCTTTAGCTTATCCAGTTCCTTGACACAGGCATCCACGTTGATCCTCTTCTGGGCATACATAATGAGGGGAATGTTCCTGCTGTTGATGGGGGAACTGTCCCACGCCAGGTCAACGCTGCTGTAAAGATGGTGGTTCCGAAGGCTGAAGGTGATATGCTCGGTGATTCTTGAAGCAATCAAGTCCTCCGCTTTCTCTCTTCTCTCCATGTCCTTCTCCAATGCCTTGACTTCGGCCTTTGACATCTTGGCCAGCACCGTGTTCCCTGGTAGCTTGGCCTTAAATATCTCACGAAGCCGTTCGTTGGTCGTCCCGTGAGCCTTCAGTACATCAAAATCAATCATATCTTGCTTCTATTTCAGAGCGTTCCTGTAGGTAAAACAGAAGCGCAACGTATGGTGGAACCCGGCCAGCCCGCATCCACTTCTTTAGGGTAACATGAGGGATGCAGCTTCGAGCCGCAAGCTCCTCTACTGTCACGTTCAAAAAAGCACAACATCGTTTAACCCTATCCCTGTCCCATCCATTAAGAACCCCAGCCTTATCGTGAAGCCTTTCAAGGAGGAAGGTTGTAGGTGCTTGGCCGATTAGTATGATTCTTTGCCGCCACCCATTACTGCCATCACAGGAGATTCCTCATCGGATTCCTCCTCTTCTTCTTCTTCTTCTTCCTCGTAATCTCCAGGGAGTTCAACAGAAACATCCTTAATCGAAAAGACAGCCTGTTCCTCTGTAACCTCATCCATTGTGGCTACAATCTCCATGAGACATTCATCACCAGGAGACTTGCTGTTTATGTACTCGGTCAACTCGTCGTTGTCCGCCAGGTCTATTACAACTTTATCCGTCATGTTAACCATTCGTGTTTACTACCCAGCTTTAGGGTAACATTCAAGAAATTCCGCAATGAATTAAATTGGCCTGGACATCCGATGCCTTGGGCAACCTTGAGTTATTGTTAAGATCCAGCTTAAACATGGGGTAGGTAATGGAATCAAACTTATGTATGTACTTGCTGCGCTTTGGTTTAGTGGGGTCTTTCTTGTCTGACTCCAGGTTCATCAGCATATCGACAGCGTTGGTGCAAAGGGCAGATACATAGAACTCATCCTGAAACAGCTTGCCCGACAGAAGCCTGACCCTGGCTTCCACGCTCCCATGACCCTTGGGACAGCCGACCATCTTGATGCGGCCATCGCTGTACCGCTCGAAGTCCCAGCTATCATAGCTTCCTTCCCCCCCAGGATGCCATTGGTTGATGGCACTTGAGTCTGTGATGTGCTGGTAATAAAACTCGGTGTCGAGCTTCTCGTTCCAGTAATCCATCCGGGTTATGATCTGTTGACAGAGCCGCTTATAGAGGTGTCGTTCTCCCAGGTGATCCAGTTCGTCAAAGGCTATCCAAAGGTTTCCCCTCTTGGTGGGTATCATCTGAAGGAAAGTCACAGCAGAATAGACCTGGCCAAGATCGTAGCCAATGATGATGGGATGCCCCGGCTTGGGCAGGAGTCCCTTGCCGCTGATCTCATCCCCCTTCTTGTGTAGTTCAGGCGAGAAGTAATCCTTGAACAGAGCTTCTCCTGTTGGCCTGTCCACCCATTCCCCCTCGATAAGCCGCCGCCACTCAATCGGGTCAGCTTTAAGAATTGCCTCCAAGTGTTCCACGTATCCTTCAGGCAAACGCTTGGCGTTCTCCCGCATTGGAACGTGGTAGACCTTGAAGTGCTTGTTCCTCTTGCCGTCATCATCCACGCAATCCTCAAAGAACTGCCTGTAAACCCAATGGCTTGGCCCCTCCGGGTTGCAACTGGCGCAGTATTGTTGCGGCCCCTCAATGCCGCGCCTTCTGCCCAACTGGGCTGCCGGGTATCGGAAGTATTCCACACCATCGCATTGCGTTAGCTCATCCACATACACATGGCTGGGGGCTGGGCCTTTAATCCTGGCTTGGACTGCCCCTGCATAGGGGATCGACACCAGAAGTAACTTGCTCCAGCCCCCGAACCGATTGCGTATCCACCTGTGTCTGTCCTTGGTATTGGGGTCGAGCTTGGATACTGTATATTCCAGTCCTATTCCCTGCCCCCATTGCGGGAGTACCAAGGTGTCCAGGTCATGCCAGACACCCTCGGAACCTGTTCGTATAGAGGGAGCAAGAATAAGGACTAGAGCATTGTTCTCTTCATAGGCATGGCGGGTCAGCTTGTGTGCAAAACCAATCGTTTTGCCGCTGCCCTTCTCGCCATACCCCAACACATACTTTGACGGGTCGTTAAAAATCTTTTCCTGTGTGGCGTTCAGGTCAGGAAACCAGTCGCCCTTTGGTTCGGGCGTGGTATCCATTGCGGATGAAGCAATGGCTTCTATCTCCTCCTCGGATAGATTGACCTTACTTGGCATTCTTGCTGACCTCGACCTTGCCCTCTGTCTTTATCAGAATGTTGTTCATTGGCGCAAAACCAGGCTTGCTGATCGGGCTTCTTCCCATCCGCTCCTCGTTCTTCTGCTTGATTTGTGCGTCTATCAGCGCACCCTTGATGACCTCTCTGTTGATTTCATTCCTTAATTTAACCGTGTTAAACAGGGCATCATACAGGGTTTGCTCCCTCTCCTGCTCCTGGCCCTCCGAGAGTTCGTTCCTGATTTCCCTGAACACAACACCAAGCTCCGTGAAATCCTTGAGCAGTCCACCCGTGGTCATCTGCCTCATCTGGCCAAGGTGTTCAGCCGCAAACGCAGAGGTGGCGATGGCCTCTTCCTTGCATTTGCCTGTTATTCCAACAGCCTCCAGCCCCGTGGACAAGGCGGCCTCCTCCTCCTTGAGCTTGACCACAAACCGGGTTGATGGGTCTGGCCTGTGGATCACATCCGTTGGAGTGGGAACCTTCACCTCCCCGTTTCCCCAGCGCACATTGAACTCCGAGTCTGTGTCAATGAGCTTCTTGACCTTGTAACTGGTGATGCCGACCAGCTTGGCAGCCAGGCCGACCACTCCATTTGTTTCCTCCAAAGCCAGGTGGATTGCTTTCCTCTCTCCCTTGGTAAGCCTCATTGAATGTAGTGTTTTTCGGTTGTCTTCACCGAACTGTGTCCCAAGTCTATTGCAATCTTGGCCAAGGTTCCCCCCCTTTTCTTGGCACGAGTGGCAAATGTTACCCTAGTACAATGGAAACTCTTCCCCACTATCCCGTGTTTCTTGAGCAAACGCTTGAATGCCATAGAGAATTGCGCTCTGTTCCCGGCTACAAACTCCCTTCGCTGAAGCGGAAACAGATACCTTCCCCCCTCATACTTGTCAGAATGCTCGTATGGGATGGAGTGGATGGCCCGTTGCAGGGCGTTGCTCATCTTCAAGGACACGCGCTTATTCTTCTTGTCTGTCCATACTGTGATGGTTGTCTCTGTCAGGCAGTCCCATTCCAGTTGGACAATATCCCCGAACCGAAGCCCTGTCTCCACCCCAATGGCGATACAGGCTTTCCAGAACGGGTCGTCCACGTTGTTGAGGAGATACAGATACTCTGCCTTGTCAAAGGCCAGCTTCTTCTTTGCCTCCCTTCGTGCATGGTTGACGCGCCTTATGTCAACCTTTACCAGTAGCACGGGGTTGGTGGGGATGTATCCCTTTATCGTGCAGAAGTGCATAAACCCCTTGATACAGGCCAGCTTGAACTTTCTGGTTCCCGCTGTTGTGGTGTCATCCCTGTTGTTTATCCACTCATGGACTACATTCTCATCAATCTTGCCCAAGGCTTTAATGCGGGTGTCCTTCACGAACCTCTCAATTTCATGGTAGTAATTGTCGGTTGTTCGCTTTGACTTGCCGGTTGATTCACACCATTTCAGGTATGCTCTTCGTGCTATTCTTTTTGATTCCATATCTCTGCCACCTTGTCTTTCATTATTTTTTTC